GGAAGACTTAGAACAGCAAACGTATGACCCATATGAAGGAATGGTGCTAGTCTGTGAAGGAAACTCAAGAGAAAACGTAGACTGTGAGTATATTGATCAGGACGAATTACGCCGACATATTCCAACGTCTATTAGAGGTATAAGACTATGATAGAAACGATGAAGGATTTGGCATTTTTATTGATCATCTTTATGTGGCTGGGGGGATTGAATGTCGCTATGTATTATTCTGTAAAGGAGATATTCAGATGAACGATTGGGACGCAGAGTTGATTTACCTTGGTTTAATGCTCTTTATGATATATGAGTTATATTCAAACTACGTTTCGGGGTAGTTGGGGTAGTTCTATACTTGATCTGCCGAGTGGGGAATAGTGGGAAAACGTGGATATCTAAATCCGCAGGCGTGCTGCTCCGAGTCGCTCGCTGCTCTCTCAGCTTACCACACTGGCTCGCAGTTGTCAAGCCCCAAAATAGTTCAAAAAACCCCTTGACAAGTGCCACGGAAAGCTGTATAATAGGTATGTCGCCTTTAAGAACAGTTAAGCCATTGATATCTAAGGGAAAGAAAGTTGAAAAAAAGTGTTGACATTTGCTCTGGGATGTGTCATAATACACCCATACTGAGAAAATGAGAGAATGCTTATGAACCTTGAACCCCTATTTGAAGCCATCGTTGCCGACTTTAATCGTTTTGACCGCAGTGAGGAACGGGTCGCTGAGTTTGCCGACAGTCTCGCAGTTGAGGAAGGTCGGAAATATCTTAAAGTTATCAAGAAGTTAGGCAGCCAGACTATGGTTTGGGGTTTCGTCCAGAAGGAAGATGATAAAAAGTTCCGTGCTGGTGACATCTTGAAGGCTGCTGGGTGGGCCGCTCCTGCTAGGAACAAGGCCCGTGGAAACGTAATTGATGGCGATCTGAGTTGGGTTCGCTGGACTGGGCCGGAGTATCTTTAATGAATAATAGTCAGGGTTCTTTTATTGAGAAGGATGTCAGGGGTCGCCACTGGTATGAGGCCAATGATGAGTTGGACGATATGACCAATTCGTGGCAGTTCCCCCACAAGTTAATTACTAATGATGGCTTCCGATATGCCAACATTAAGGCAACAGTGGCTGAGATTGCCATAGATGAGGATGAGTATGGCCAACCCGTAGTGGAGAAGTGGCAAATATACAGTCATAAATTTAGTTGAGGTTTTACCCTTGACAGTTGGGGCCAATTGGCCCTATAATAGTATCTGATGGGTAAAGGTAGGTATGGCCCTTCTCACCTACCATATGTAAATAGGAATGTTAAACATGACTAGTAAACGTGAGAAAATCCTCGCCGCTCTACAGGCGGGAGAGGAACTGACCGCAAAGCAGATGACACAGCGCTTCGGCGTAGGTGATGCTGTGCGTGAAGTAAACCGACTCCGCCACGAGGGTTATGCTATCTATCTGAATAGCTATAAGACTCCTCGCCGAGTCACAAAGAAGTTTCGTCTGGGCACCCCCACACGAGCAGTGGTAGCCGCTGGTTATCAGGCCCTGTCCGCCGCCTAATCTGGCAGTCGAGTAGACAGGAAGACGGCCCTTGATGGCCGTTCGCCGAGAGCCGGGCCTATGCTTTTGGGCCTGGCTCTTGGCCCTTACAAGGGCATCTGGCATCCCCATACATATATGTGTTGAAAGCGTTTTCAGAATTTTTTGCCCAGAAAATTTTTGCCGGAGGTATTTGTGTCACAGAGGGTTCGCATAGTTTTTCACAATTGGAAAGACGAAAAGAAACACTACACGGTAGAGGGCACCATAGTGCCATACAGTGAGAACCCCGTGTCAGAAAGACTCGTAGTTTTAACAGATGATGATCAGTATATTGACATCATAAAGAACACCATCATAAGCACTACGCAACTCACCGAGGCGCATGCTGATGACGAGGATAAGTCCTAGTGTAGATGGGGTGGGAGTCCTACCACCTAAAATAAAAAGGAACGTAATGGATTCTGTGTGGCCAGATGAAGTTATTACATATAAAGCAACGTCACCACTAAGTCCTCGCCCGTTGGGATCGCTTAGTGACACATAAGGAGATATGGGGAGCTGACGAGTGAAACCTAGACGGGCAACAATTTTTGCGGGTATAGTATAGTGGTATTACAGAAGGTTTCCAACCTTATGATGGGAGTTCGATTCTCTCTACCCGCTCCACCTATCTGGAGAATGATGTGACTGAGGAAGAAAAAGAACGTTTTGCCTTAGAGGAGATTCAGAATAGCAAAAGAATCTTCAAGTCTGCTACTCCCAAATATACACTTGATTGGTATGTTAAGTGGTTGGCATCTATTATCATTCTCGTATCACTGGCAATGCGTTCAGCAGGGCCTGAGTATCGTATCTATGATCTAGCATTCGGTGTGGTTGGTATTGCACTGTGGTTGTGGGTGTCTATGTTATGGAAGGATAGGGCATTGATTCTTCTAAATGGTGTTTCACTGTTTATGTTAATGACCGCTCTTTTCAAAGATGTGTTATGAAGAATGTTGTAATTAAATCTGGACATGGAGCATTGTTTGCAGGGAATATGAAAGGTCACACACATTATGAACAGACTGAAAGAGACTTACTTCAAGGGGATATCGCTAGCGGTAGTCTGAAGAATAAGGATGTCACCTTTTACAATGTGGGTGAGTGTGAGTTGTCATGGAATACAGACTACTATGAGCTCGGTAAACAGGTGAAGTCTTGGACTGAGATCAATGGTATGGTCTCTGAACATGCGCCCATCTTCGATCCCAATACACCCGTTCCAGAGAGACCCTATAATGCCGCTGAGAGATTCATCCCCAAACTGGACAATGTGAAAATCATTTCCTACCCGTGGATATGGCTTCTGGATCAAATCACTACTCATGCAGGGGTTCTTCGATACCCTTCGCCTGGCATCAAACAAAACCTTGCGGTATTTCAAGATGTAAAAGAAAATGAAAGACCCTTCGGGGATGATGGATTTGGCAGACATATTAAAAGTCCTACTCGTTTGTTTACTACCATGATCCGCAGACCAAAACCCCACCGTGAGATGATGTGGGATTTATTGAACAATGCTGGATTGATCGGTTTAGAACCCTACGGGGCCGACAGCGTTTGCACTAACGTGAACGTAAAGGGTTACCAAATAGATATGCCATATGAGGATATCGTTTGGACAAAGGATCAGCATACTTTCCCGAAATGGTATTTTGATTGTGCCATAGACGTTGTGACCGAATCAGTAACGGACAATCTATTCTATACCGAAAAAACTTGGAAACCTTTACTGGGCATGAGAATACCTTTGTATCTGTCAGGTAAGGCGCACTATACGAAACTGACCGAGATGGGATTCATGTTTCCCGATTGGTTGCAGTGGGATACGTTTGATTACATGGATACCGATTACCAGCGATGTAAACGAATCGTGGAGATACTGGTCGAACTCAAGAATCAGGATTGGAAGGTGCTCTTTAATGAGTGCTGGAGCACCAGAGTCCACAATCAGGCTCTCTGTCTGAGGTTGGTGATGGACGGATCAATACCCCCGATACCAGAAGAAGTGGCCTCAGAAGAATATGTGGCGGTCTATGAAGTGGCGAAAGAAACTGCCGAAAAGTGTTGGAATCGTCTAAAGCATTGATTTATAAGGGAATTTAAATATCGTTACAAATCAATGGCTTACAATTTTTTTCAATTTTTTTCGCTTTATCCTTATTTTTCAATGACTTACGATGGCGGATTTTTGTTGACATTTGCTTCAACAGCTGTCATAATAGTCTTGTAAATTAATGAGAGAGGAAAAAAAACATGGCTTACGTTTCACAATCACTGAAAAAAGAACTTGCTCCTGCTATCAAGGCGGTCTTGAAAAAATACAAGATGAAAGGTTCTATCGCTGTCGATAATCATTCGACTTTGGTAGTCAATCTGAAGTCTGGTGCTATCGACTTCCAAAAAGACTTTCAAAACGAGTGTTCTACCACTGGTAAGTATCACTATCAGGTCAACCCGTATTGGTTCCAAGATCATTACAAGGGTGCTGCAAAGGCTTTTCTGACTGAGTTGCTTGCTGCGATGAAACCCGCTGACAAGTGGTTCGATAATTCTGATCCGATGACGGATTACTTTCACACTGCCTACTATGTTGATGTCAACATTGGTAAGTGGAACCAAGAATATGAGGTGGCTGCTTAATGATTAGGTTTGTTATTGGTTTGTTTATCCTTCTCGGTGCTGTTGGCCGAGAAGATTTTTACGTTGAGTGTGTTCAGGCTGCCGACTGTGTGGCTGATGCTCCTAACTTCGCTGTTAGTTTGATGCTCGCTGTGCTTGGTCTCGCCTTTATGGCGTGGGCCTTGCCTGATATAAACTCGCAATTTGAGGAGGAATAAGTATATATGAGTAGACCCGATATGATATGGTGGGATTCAGAATCCAACCTTGGCAAAGGATGGAAATCAGAGTATGCCTCTGAGGAACAGAACCTTGGGCCAGAAAACAAAATGCCTTTACCCTGTGAGGGATGTGATCAAGCTGATTACTGTCTCACTAACTCCACTGACTGTCAGGCCTTTCGTGAGTGGACGGACAAGGGATACTACGGTGTCTTTGCCAAAGATGGTAAGTTCACGGGTATCGACAAAAAAGGTCGTAACTTAGTTGGCTTTCGGTTGAAGGCCATATAGGAGGGCGCCATGAAAGGTTTCCTTTTGAGAAGTAAATTTGGTAGATGGTTTTTCTTTTGGTTTGTCATCTTCCTGTTCATCTTCAGTAGTTTCCCAGCGGCTGCATTAGGCAAACGTGAGGAAGGTGTTTTGCTCGGTATCGGTGGTCTGTTGTTACTAGACGCTGTTACTGAGAATAACAGAACTGGAGTGTATCGGGGCGAGACAGTTCCCACTAACAGATTCCCAAGATTCCGATGCAGTGGTGATGCGATTACCTGTTCCTATGCGAAAGGTGTCTATGACCGTGAGAAGGAAGAATGGTATAATGAACAGTATCGGGCTTACCGATGCGGGCGATACGGAGAATGTGATGAGTAAGATGGGACAGTTTGTTATGGAGTGCCAGCAGATTGCAATGCAGTCTGAGTCCGTGGCAGAAGTGAAGGCGGAGTGCAAAAAGAGTTTCGCCGATAGGGGTCTTGTCGAGTATGCCACCGATACAGCAGTAAAGTATTACGGGCAACTTGACGGTGACCCATCTGGATCAATCTACGAGGACATACCATTTTGAGTATTTCTATCGCCACCAAAGGTGGCAACAAATTTCAAAAGCATATAGTGACCCAGACTGCCAATTGGTGTCTGGGCCAACTTATGCCACGAATCAAAAAAATCTATATTGATATTCACCTACGCAACATCAAAGAAGCTGATGGGTATTGTTCATGCGATTCGGTTGATGATGAAGATTTTGTGGGGCGTTCCCCAAGATCATTCACGTTGGAGATTGATAAATCTCTGTCTCTCACTGAGATGGTATCCACTACCATACACGAAATGGTTCATGTGAAACAATATGCGTTCTGTGAACTTAGAGATGTCAGTGCCAAGGCGAACGGTTGGAAGTCTCAACTTGTTCCTTGCGAGGTGAAGTATGAAGACCAGCCGTGGGAGAAAGAGGCATATCGACTACAGGAAAAACTGTTGATGAAGTGTCTTGCTGAGGCAGTCTTTCAAACTGATGTTGACAAAAACGGATTCGCCCACACTCGTGTATAAAACCCCTTGACAACTCCCTAGTTTTTTAGTATTATAAGTAGTATTGTGATGAAGCAACTTAACGTTGCCTCTCTCACAATTAAACTTAATTAAACTTACCTTAACGGTAAAGGAGACTATTATGAATGCTGTCCAGCTAGCTTTGGTCAATGACCACACTCAAACTGATCCCCAAGATTACCTTTTATCAATTCAAGAAACCGTGCCAGTTCACATTTCTACGTTTCTTGATGAATGGTTGCATAACCGCAGACAGATCAATAAAACACCAGATGACATGCGTGTTGCTCATGGTTGGTCAACCACAGGAATTGAACCAGAAATAAATTATACATGGGATGATATTCTATCAAGGATAGAACAAGACCCAGACAAACAATTTAGTTTGCATGGATGTAGTATACCTTTAAGTTCTGTTTGGGTTTTTCCTAAATTTAATAGGCTGCCTGAACCTACTCAGTGTCAAAACAATTTGAATGACAATCCACTTGGAAAGGGTTTGTCTTATCAGGCTTTGGGTTCTCCGCAGTTTTTCCTTGTTAAAATTGATGGCGAAACTGTGTGCATGTCAGTGTCCGGCGGCCACCGTTCAATCATGTCTATATTACAATTTGGATATGATGGATTCGTCCCAGGCGCTAATGTTATATATGTTGGTTCTCTTGAGTTGGAAGCTCCTATGCCTCTTGCTTCTGCTACTCACCACCAAGATTGTAGCAAAAGAAACAATCAAAATGCCAATCAAAGAATGATATCTGGAGTTGAATCAAACGACAAAAAATTGGTTGAACAATTTCAGTGGTTGATGGCACGAAATCTGTTTTTTGATAAGACAAAAATGCCATCTAACATTATCTCTAATATGAGAGAAATATCTTCTTATAGTTCATTGATGCAAGCAAGAAGAAACGTTAAAAAAGATAGTTCTTGGGACACGGTGCTAGGGTGGTTCTTCGATGAAGTGCCTGTAGGCGAAAAGATTGAAGTCTCTAGTTTGGAACCAGTGACTATTGTGTGGGATACTTTTGGGGATGTCATAGAACGTAAGTCAGTTCCGGCCGGCCGGATCTTCCCTGTTCCAGACCTTTTTGAAAAATATGTAAGGGGACTACTTCAATTCAGTGGACAAAAACATTTCCGAGTTCATACTAAGAGCAAAAAGTATACCGCTCATCAGAATGCTTGGAAAATTATTGGGGACTTTAATGTGTGGTGTAAGAATTCGCAGGGATTCAATCGAAACATCATCACCAAACTTGAAATTGAGCCTACTGATTTCATGGAGTTTATTAGTGATTAAAAAAAGGGGCGAAAGCCCCTTGACATAAATTGAGTTTTTTGTTAAACTTGTATAAATAACGGCGAAAGAATTCACGGTTGCAGTCCTGAGCAATGACTCCACCCAAACCTCCTCTAAACTGCTCCGTCTGTCATATCCAGACGTTAAACATTGGGCCCTGAGCAAGGCGGAACAGACCTAGAAACTGCTCGCTCCCGTCTGCAAAGGGAGTAAAGGAACCTGAGCATGTTCCCCTAAACTGCTCACCACTAATTACTGATCACTATATTTTACGAATACACTACTCTTATCAGAAGCGGATGATGCGTAAGAGAAAATCTTACTTGCAACTGAGTTTTGTTTTCTGGAATTGAGAACATTAAAGGCGTAGTAGACTCCCAGATACTTTGACATCCACCACGTTGGATCGGCAAGAGCAAGTCCCTTTGTTTTTGTAAACACTTCCTTTTGAGTTTCCCTAGATTGTGGATTGATAGTCTTATACATCCTTGCGAACTCTCGCAATTTTTGATCGGATGGTTTTGTAGAGGCGGGGAATTGATTTGGTTTTAACATTCTAACACCAGCTTTTTCAGCCTGTTCTATCAGAACACCCCCACCGATCTTACCACCGGCCGCAGACTTTCCTTTGACCTCTCCCTGCCATGTTGAGGTGTCTGGTCTTGAAGAAAAGTTTCTTAACTGGATATCGAAATCTTGTCCGCCAGACCTTACGGTGAAGTAAACATCTTTTGATGCGATAACATCTGTCATTGGTTTGACTTGTTTGAATGTTGCCTTTACCTTGGTGGCACCATCATTGAACACTTTTGTTTTGACTGCTCCACGAGGAACCTTCTTCAAGGATATACCTATCAAATTCTTGTTATTGTATTGTTCCAACAAGAACTCATTGTATTCATCTAAGTCGGCGCAATTCTTTTTTTGAACGTAGTTGGTTTTCATTGCCCAGATATCAGCAGGATTCCACTTGTCATCCTGTTTCATTCCACTGCCACGTTTATATTTACGCCACTCTGAATAGATTGCCTCTACTTTAGCACCACCCCTGAGAAATTGGTATCCTGATCTGATGTTGTAGTCACGAAAGAATTGGTTGGTAGTCTCTACAATACTATATTGATATTCTTCATCACTCTTGAATTGTTCCATACACTGTTTGAGTGTTCGATCACAGTCTGCCGCTCTGGTGTTGGTAGACTTCAATTCAAAAATACTTTCCAAGTCTTTGCCCTTATGTTGACGGGCTGCACAAGCATAAGCCTGTAGACTTTCGTAGAGTGCGGTAACTTCTGATCCTGCTCCTGATACTGGCATGTTTGTATCCTAAAAAACCTTTATTGCAAAAACTAATCCTGCCATGACACCACCACAAACTAGAATGGTGATACCTATTATTTGTATGGTTTGAATTAGGTCTGCTTTATTTTTTTGTCTTATTCTTGCGAGTCTTTCTGCTTCTTCTTTTTCTTCTCTGATACGTTGAGCACGGAGTTGTAAGATTTCTTGCCACGTTCCAAACCCGAAACGATAGTCGATCAGGTTTTTCATTTCTTCTATTTGCTCTTGGGCAAGTTTAGCATCTATGACAGCGTGTGCGGCCTGTTTGTGTTGACCGAGAGCACTCTTGTTTCCCCACCGTTGTTTGTTTATGTGTTGTTGACCGTCCAGTGCTTTGTCAACTACGTCAATGATTTGTCCTATGTCTTGGACGGTCTCAATGTTTTTCTTGATAAACTCAACACTCTGTTGCACCAGTGCAATGCCTGCTAGTGCAGTGCTTATTGGTTCCACGATTATCACTCCCCCGAATGTCTAACCTCAATTTCATCTACCTTGGCCCCGATACTTCTTGTAACTCGCACGTTTCCTTTTGTTCATAGAACTGGTTTTTATCTTACCATTACCGATAGATGTGCCCTTTACCGTATTTTCATTTAGAACCTTCTTCAGGCTCGCCATTCTGCTTCTTGCTGCCATATTTTATTGTCCTGCCAATGGATTTGCTAGAGCTTCCTCAATTTGTTCTCGGATACTTCTTCGTATCTCCAGTAATTCTTTTGATGTAGAAGTCTCTAATTCATATAAACGTTTGTCGGTTCCCCTAACATCTGTAAACAGACCTTGTAAGTCACCGTCTATCCTATTTATACTTTCACGTTGGTTATCAGTGATCATCTCAAAAGAATCTATCTGAGACTCCAATGCTTCGATGGTTTGTTTTTGAGCTTCTATCGTTGTGTTCTGCGAGTTTACAGTTTCCGTTAGAACCGATATGTTCTCATTGATACCAGATAAGTCTGGTGCTTCATATTCTTGGATTTGTTCTTTCATGTCTTGATAGTCTTTGTAGACTTCAAATCCTCCGTAGAGAACACCGATGGCCGATCCTAGTGCCATCGCCACAGCGAACATCTTTCCGCCTTTGAAGGTAATCCCTCCTACTTCTATTTCTGCCATTAGTATTGACTCCTAATTAATTGTCTCATGGTTCCGTGACTGTCGGAAATGAATTTATATTGGTTTGCATTATCTTTCATCATCACGCTTCCATAAACTTGTGACTGAGTGTAGACATCTTGATTGTATGTTGTAACTGTATCATAATATGAAGTCATGTCAACCCCAGAAGCGATCTTTTGTAATTGTGCAGTCTGACCAACTGCTGCTGAGTTTGAATTTTCTCTATTACGTTGTCTAACTTGTTCCGCAAGTCTGTCTGCCAACGTCAAGGACTCCACTGGAACTACGTCCATCATCACTCCACCTGTGCCTTGCACTGGAATGATGGCAAATCCTAGTGGTGCGTTGTCACCCAATGCAAGATTTTGTTCCACATTCTGAACATCTTCTTGAGTTTGTTCATTTTGTGATACACTTTCTGTATCATCTGATACATTTCCTGTCATTGCGGTGAATAAATTGTTGTCAGAACCGAAAAGAACTTCTTCTGGCGACACCCACCCACCAGTTTCGGCGACTCCACTATCAAAATTGTTGTTATTTTGCAAAATTGTCGCCTCATTTCCCGTTGATCCGCCACTTTTTGCGGTTTTTTCGGTGTTTTGGGTCTGATTTGCAACAAAATTTGCAGAATTTGCCGATGTTGCACCAGAATTTAGGTCACTTTTTTCAGATTGCGACTGAATTTCTGATACTAGTTTCGCCGTTTGTTCTAAAACCAAAGATTTTGCGTCAACTTTTGGTCTTGCAGTGACTTTTTCTGTTACTGTCACCAATTCCACGGTGTCTAACTCAACTTCTTCTTCCAAAACTTCTTCTTCAAGCACTTCAACGATGTCGAGGTCTTCCAGAATGATCAATTCTTCCTCAAAAATTTCTTCTTCTATGTCTGTCATTGAGTCTTCTAGTATTTGAGCCTCGTTTACGTCACCATCATCTGATACTAGTTCGTCTGAAAACATATCTTCTACTATATCGTCTTCAAAAATTTCTTCCATCACTATCTGTTCGATGTCTTCATCCAAATCTTCTAGTGAAGTATAGTCAACTTCCTCTGTAAAAAACGTTTCTTCTGCTTCTGGTTCAAAGTAAAAGATTTCTTCTTCCTCAATGCCGAATTCATTGTAGTCTGATCCGTCATCACTGCCATCATCTGAACCCATGTCATCGTCATCGTAACCAAAATCTGTCTCTACTTCTGGTTCAAATATAGTTGGATCAACATATCCAGCACATTGTGGGTCGTATTGTGGGTCGAACATACATTGTTGATCAAAGTATGCGTCATCGTAGCCGGGACACTCCTCATTGTAAAGAGCATCTAAACTACATTGTTGGTTGAAGTATGCTTCTGCGTAGCCTGGACATTGTTGATCGTAAAGTGGATTCTGTGAACACTGTTGGTTGAAGTATGCCTCTGCATATCCATCGCATGATGGGTCGTTGAGTGGGTTACTACAATCTGGGCCCGATGAATATCCACCATCTTGACCCCACCAAGCATATCCACCGTTGATAGACTCACTTGCAAATGAGGCAACGTCATCCATATCCATGTCTTGTTGTGCAGTCCGATAGAATACCTCATTCACCTCTGAGTAGACATTCCCATTTTGTGCTGTTGCGTCACCAGTAAATCCTATCCATGTATTATGATTTCTAACATCTACATCAAAGTATTTAAAGTCCAGAGACCCCTCTGGCCATAAGTCTAATTGAAATGTATTCTCGTTGTTAGTGCCGTATTCAAAGACGTTCCACCACAAGAAAGAAGTTCCGCCCGTGCCTGTTTGATAGAAGTATCCCCGATCAGAACCAGTGGTGCGATCATGTAAGTCTGTCCACAATGGTGCTACCATATAAGACAGATTACTCTTGCCAGATGGATTGCCACCACCGTATCCCCATCCACAAGTCCTACACCAACTTTGACTAGTGTTTGCGTTACCTACACCAGCAGTCGCATCGTATAGTATGATGAACCCGTTACTAGACATCCACGCATTAGTGAACACCCCATCGTAATAGGGAAAAGAATGTCCTAGTGGAATGTGAAAGGTGCCGTCATCGACACCATCACCTACTTGAGTCCAATTATTACCTGGCCCCTGAGCTCCTGCTTCGTTTGCGTGAGCCCAAGTGATCAGTAGTAATAGACTAATTACAAATAGGTTCTTTAGGGTATCTAGCACAGAATTCTTCCTTTGAATAGACATTGTAATCGGTTTCGGGATCATCTTTCAATGTTCCGTCTTTCTTCTTGATGTCATAAGCTCCAGATGGCATTCTGTCCGTGTTTACTTCCCAAGATGCGAGTGCTTCATCACCCAACGCACCTTCATATGGGCAAGGCGTTCCTGCCATCCTCATTGCGTTCCAGACTCTTTTATCTTGACACATAAGAGATACTGCTGCAACTTTCATACCCATATCATACAAGGTTTTAGATAATTTTATTCTTTCGCAATTTAAGTCTCTTACTGACTTACCGGCTGCGAATCCAAAAATTTGAGTCTGCACTGCACCACTGATTCCAGTTGTGCAAAGGTCTTGAGAATAAGAGGAACCAATACTAGGCGCAATGGCACTAGGAGGCGGAGACTTGATTGTAGTCTCTGACTTGGTTATGTTTTCGTTCCTGTTGATGTTCTCGTTCTTTGTGTTTACGTTAGAGTCTGATTTACTCTCACTGTAATTGTTGTTCGTGTTGTTATTGGTATTGTTGTTAGTATTATTACTAGTGCTGTTACTATTGCTATTACTGTTTACATTTTGATTGATATCAGATGTGCTGTTTGTGGTGCTGGTGTTGATATTGGTATTTGTGTTGTTGTTGGTGTTGTTACTAGTAGAAGTATTGATATTAGTGTTGGTATTGTTATTAGTGTTATTACTGGTGCTATTGATAGTAGTGTTATTAGTATTAGTGTTGTTATTAGTATTGGTGCTGGTCGTAGTGTTCACATTATTATTGTTGTTAGTGTTTACGCTGGTGTTGGTGTTGACATTGTTATTTGTATTTGTAGAGGTGCTAGTATTCGTGTTCACATTTGTATTTGTGTTCGTGTTCGTATTGGTGTTTGTATTTGTGCTAGTGCTAGTATTGTTGGTGGTCGTATTGTTGTTTATGTTTGTGTCCTCAGCCAACGATACTGGACTCGACAACAATGCAATAGCGAATAATACATAACAAAAGTGCTTAGTGAACCTCATAGCTTCCTCTCTCCTTTCGGCTATTTGGGCTTGACATTTGGGCCTGGTATGTGATATATTTATAAGGTAATCACAGTGGAAGGTGTCAGTTTATTGACACTATTTATCATGGAGAAGTATTTTGGGTATCATTTACACAAATAATCGGTCTAGGAAGAAAACTCCCCGTGGAAAGGGATGGAAAAACAAGGTTTACTACAAAAAATACAAGAAACCAGAGTTCAAAACTTATACACCAGAACCTAGTCTTGCGATGGAAAGAGCGCTTGAACATCGTGATAAATATCCTAGTATGGATAGCATGTCTGGTTCTACAGCAAAGAAAGAACCAAACGTATATACTGGCACTTTGATCAAGGGTATCGCTACCATGCACAAATCAAATGCTGTTCCTGTAATGAATCAGAAACAGGCGGAAGAAATTTCTAAAATGGGAAGATAATGAAACCTACACCAAAGTCGTTACTTGCTGGACAAGTGATTGCACAACTATCAGTTTTGGGGATGCTATTTGCATCCCCTTTGCAATGGACAGTTGCGTTTGCAGTTTACTGTTGTATCATGTTAGGAATCACAGTGGGATATCATAGATACTGGTCTCACTATTGTTTTCAAGCACCAAAGTGGTTTGTGTATCCGATGACATTCTTTGGACACATTATGATGGTGGGCCCAGTTATTGCGTGGGCGGCACAACACCGTGAACACCATAAGTTTGCTGATACTGAGAAAGACCCACACTCACCAGCATACCAAGGATTCATTCGTTGTTACTTTTCTCAAGTTATGTCCTTACCTCGTATGAAGTATGCTACTGACTTGTTAAGAAATGATTTCTTGAAAGCTCAACATAGATACTACTGGTATGTTATAATGTTATGGGCATTTACTTTATTGTTGATTGATCCGTATGCAGTGGTATACGCTTGGTTGGCCCCAGCTGGGTTTGCCAAGTTGATCGGGTCAATCGTTTTTGTTTATTCACACCGTGGTGGTATACCCAGAAGTGATCATTGGTTGGGAATCGTTACACTCGGAGAAGGTTATCATGCAAGACACCATGATGAACCTTGGAGTTGGGATTTCCACAAATATGATGTTGGAGGCAAACTAATTGGGCTCGTTAATAAATTATGAATACTTAGACTTCCCGTTTGAGGAGTTTGACTTTTCTGTATGTGATGACATACCGTATAAAAACCAACTAGAATTACATCCACACATGCCAGAACATGTGTTGAATCACATTCGTGGGTTATTCAGTGAAGAAGAATTGTTCACACTGGAGTCTGATAGTTATTACATTCTACATGACACATACGGACAATCCTCAGTGCAGTCTCAGTCCAGTGAAAGAATTCTAATTGAAGACTTCCCCTTTGATAGTATACATACAAGGGCAAAACCAATTGTAGAAAAATATTTAAAATCTGCACAAGGATGTTTCACTTTTTTGTTTGGCAATAATAAATACAGACCACCTACTAATAAATTGTTTAGACATGCCCATGCAGTAAACACTATAGAGGGCGTAGAGAATAGGAGAACGTTTACTGTCATATATCCTCTGACTGAAACAACCAATGTAACAGAGAAGTTTCATATATTCCACACTGATGATACACCGTGGATAGAACACAAGGATTTGTATCACGTTTTGAAACTGCCTCTTGATACACCTATACCAGACAATGTGACAAGTATTGATTTTCCTAAAACTGGAGAAATGCTAGTGTTAGAATTTAACTCAGTGAACGGTGTTCATTGGGTTGACGGGTTGTGTGACACAAATTACATGTGTCATGCTTTTGATGCAATCGTTTTGAGAGAACCTTTTGATGCTTAGAAAAAGAAACCTTCCCGCTTGTGCGCCCATACCAAATATCAAGTTTGATATTGAGGCGATGAAACAGGAATTGGCCGCAATTGGAAACAAGTGGCAAAACATTTATGATGCAAACCCAGGCATCACAAAATTACATGATCAGGGATTTCTTTCTCAGATTTATAGCACTCTACATGAAATCCCCTTGATGTCAATGTCACCAGAAAATATGAAAAAGGCAGAAGACTTCAAGATAGAAGATATCGGTAAGAGTAAAATAGAACGAGTTAGAAACAAATCAGCAAAGGGTGATAACTTACCACCAACAGCAAATGAAATGTTGTGGGATTATCCTTTGGATGATTATAAGGGGAGTTACTTTGAAGAAGCAATCAATGCAAACTTCAAAGCAAAAGCTTGTCGTGCAAGAATACATTTGTTAGAGCCGGGCAAAGACATATCACCTCATATTGATTATGATCCTTCTTATGGTGTTCGTGTTATTTGTCCAATATCTGGCACAGAGGGTGTTACTAATTTCTTTTGGTATAACGGAGAGAAACAAGAATACAATCTGCCTTCAGACGGATCAGTATACTTTTTAAATACGGGTTTCAAACATGCAGTAGAAAACCGTGGAAAGGAAAATAGGATTGCATTAGTATGGACACTGAAATCCCAAGAAGACATAGAATGTCTAGCTTTGACATAGAAGTATATACTCCATCACAAAGATCAATAGTCGAATCATTTAGGAAACTGTCATTTGAAGAAGGTAATGACAGTCTTGCTTATGACAAGTATGATCCAGACAATATTGATGGTGAAACGTGGTTGGTGTATATTGATGATGAGTTGGCATGTCTCAGTGTTGCGGAGTCGAGTCACTATACCAGTGATCCCACCGTAGCTGCTAGATTATGCAGACTACACATTGCAAAGAAATTTAGACCAGCGTGGTTGGGTATTCCGATACTACCCTATCAAATCAATTGGGCTAGACAACGTGGATTTAAAGTGTTATACTTTACCCACGACATTAATAATAGAGCCATAAATGCCATGTATCAACACAAGAGGTTTGGTGCGGCAATCACCCCCTTACAAAAAGAAATTGAGGGTATGTGGCACAGTGGTTGGTATCGTGCATTAAAAACTGATGATAGGTATCTCTTTCAAGTTGATGAGAGGAGTGACCTGTTGCAATATATTTACTATTGGACACTGGAGAATGGATTCGTTTGGAATCCTGTTTCCAACGTGGTTCGGAGAACGTTATGATAAATTTTTCTGTTGACACACTGGCTGGTTGGTTTAATTACATGAGAGAGAACCCAGATGACAAAAGGTTCCTTGAGTGTTTTTGGGACACGCAACTCACCAGCAAAGAAAGATTGATGGATTTATATCCCGATCATTTTAACAGGACTTGTTATGTGTTTGGCGGTTGGTATGGAGTCCTGCCAAAGATGTTGGTTGACAATAAATTTATTGTCAAGGTTTATTCTATTGATATTGATCCAGAGTGTGAACGAGTAGGCAATATTTATTTTTGTGATAATGACCTAGAATTTATTACATCCGATATGGCAGATTTTCTGTATAAAGAAGACCCCGATGTTGTTATCAATACTAGCACGGAACATGTTGATCAGGATACGTTTGATTCTTGGTGGGCGAATATTCCTACTGGCACTTTTGTTATGTTGCAGGGCAATGATCTTGATATACCAGAACATATTAGACCATTCAAAGATTTGTTTGACTTTGTAGAAAGAAACAACATGTCTCAGGTATTGCACTCCGAAGAAATGGAATTGCCAGGCCCAAACAATACGACATATAAACGATTTACTATGACGGGGTATAAAGAATGAAAAAGATTGCAATTGTTGGATATGGGTATGTTGGTAAAGCAACAGAACTGATGTTTGACAATCTTGAAGTCCTCATACATGATCCTGATCTTGGTTATACCATTGATAATTGGGATGGTGTGGACTATGCGTTTATTTGTGTCCCGACACCTATGGATCAATCTGGTAGATTAGACTTTTCTTATGTTGATAGTGCTTTACAGTCTATTGGTAATGGTAAGATTGTTATTAGAAGCACAATTGGCCCAGACCAAATGATTAATGATGAGTGGATTTATATGCCAGAGTTTTTGCGAGAGGCAACTTGGAAAGAAGATGTTGAAAATCCAAAGAGTCCTGTTGTAATAGGAATCAACGAGGAACTTCATCCTGTTATCTGTCGTGATGATCTTGTTAGTGGATTGAAAGACCCACTGAAGACTGTTTATACAATGAAACCAAAAGAGGCTGCGATATATAAGTTGTCTCGCAATGCAATGTTAGCAACAAAAGTTGTTTTTGCAAACTATCTTTATGATGCTTGTGAATACGCCGAGTGCGATTTTGAAACTGTTATTGATACATTCAAATCGGAAAATGAATTTGGATCATCACATTGGGATGTGCCTGGCCCTGATGGTAAACGTGGATTTGGTGGTAAGTGTTTACCGAAAGATACTAGTCACTTTGCCCATGTAATGTCAAAACATTTTTCACCACCCAACTTTTTAAACTTTGTATTGAAGGACAATGAGCTCACCCGTTAAATACTATAAGGAACTACAAAAGAGATATGATAAGGTAGGGCCTGGATTCTGTGTCTTGAAGTGGCATCACTTGGAGATGCACCTCGGCTCAGCGCAGAGTCATTCTTGTTTTCATTGTCCTCAAAGACATCTAAGTTTGGATGAAGATTTACACAACACCAAACAAAAGATGGAACAGAGAAAAGACATGTTGGAAGGTGGGAGACCAGCAGAGTGTTTTTACTGTTGGAATGTTGAGGACAGTGGTTCTATTAGTCCACGCATTGCATTGACTCCGATATACACGGAGATGGAACCCGACATTATTGAAACCACTGCTAGATTAAAGTGGGATGAACCCGTGTATCCAAAATATCTGGAGATGAGTTTCAGTAATAAGTGCCAGATGAAATGTAGTTATTGTTCCACGCAGAACAGTTCTTCTTTACACGAGGAGATAAAAAAGTTTGGTGTATATCCTTTACTCAATATTGAAAACGAAGGTCAATACAAATCTCACGGCCGAGAAAATATGTATGATGAAGGTAGTCCCATGTATGATAAGTTTTGGGATTGGTTTGAAGAGGCGAAGAATCATCTGAAAGTTCTGAGGGTAACTGGTGGTGAACCATTGTTACACGAGAGCACATTCAAACTTGCAGAGATGATCAAGGACACTGATATTGCCTTTCATGTTAATAGTAATCTTTCTATATCACAACGCAGAGTTGATAGGATGATAAAAACGATGAGACAAATGAAAAACCCCAAAGTATATGCAAGTATTGACACGGTAAAAGAACAAGCGGAGTGGATTAGACATGGTTTGAATTCTAACACGTTTGATATAAACATGTTCAAAATTATTGGTGAACAAATTCCCATTGGTTTGATGGTCACTTTTAATTTTTTGAGTATTCCTAAGTCCAAAGAGTTCTTGAGTTATATATTACAGTTGAAAAACATTGGTGATGTAAAACTTGATACTCCTTACATGACAAACCCAAAACATTTATCTGCTCTTATAACTGATGATAAGATGTTGAACTTACTCCGTGACTCCGAGAGATTCATGGAAGACAACACCGAAGATGGTAACCCGAAAAAATTTAATTCTGGTGAATTACAAAAATTCAAAACTGTTGTTAGGTGGGTAGAACAAAATAGGTTCACTGGTGAAGACCTAAATAGTCATAGAACCGATTTTAAATTATTTATTGATGAACACGACAGACGCAGAGGCTCCGACTGGCATGCTGCGTTCCCAGAATTGGAATATTTTTATAATGCCATATGATAATGAACACTGGATTGAAGTTCTAAAAGAAAAACGTATAAAGATAAACGATATTAGTCCTTCTTTCTGTTCGGCGAAGTGGTTACAGACAACCTTGATGTTACAGAATGGATACAACCATTCCTGTCACCACCCGTCACCCCATAAGATTCCTATTGCAGAGGTAAAAGAAAATCCTGCTGCGTTGCACAATAGCAACTATAAGAAACAACAACGTATCAAGATGATCAATGGAGAAAGACCCCGTGAATGTGATTACTGTTGGAGAATAGAAGACCAAGGTAAAGATCACTTCTCTGATCGACACTACAAAACTTCTGATTGGTGGGCATGGGATAAAGTTGATCTTATTGCAACCAGTAATCCGACTGATGATGTGTATCCAACTTACCTTGAGGTATCCTTCAGTAACGCATGTAACTTTGCCTGTGCGTATTGTTCGCCTGAGATAAGTTCAACGTGGATGAAGGACATTGAAAAGAATGGCGAGTATCCTGTGCAGTTTGGTTCGCACAATTTAGATTACCTCAAAGAGACAGAGAAGTTTCCTTACAAACACTCTGACCCGAATCCATATGTTGATGCTTTCTGGGAGTGGTTTCCAGAAGCACTTCCTCACCTGAGAGTGTTTCGTATCACTGGCGGCGAACCTACTATGAGTAAGGATGTATGGAAGGTATTAGATTACATATATGAAAACGCACAACCAGAACTGTCTATTGCAATCAATAGTAATCTTGGGACTGATCCTCGACTGATTGAAAGACTTATTGAAGCTGTTCGCAAACTAGAGGGAAAAGTAAAACAAATAGAAGTATATACTAGTTGTGAGTCTATTGGTCAACAAGCAGAGTATGTCCGTGATGGTATTGATTATGGATATTGGTATTCAAACGTTCAACGTGTCTTGAATGAAACAAACTCAAACGTTGCCATTATGACCACTATCAACATGTTGAGTCTGCCACGTTTTTGTAAATTTATTGAAGACATCATGGAACTGAGAATTGAATTTAACAAAGACCTCGCACACAATCGTGTTCCATTGAGTATCAATTATCTTAGATTCCCCCCACACTTACAATGCACGTTGTTATCGCCTGTGACCAGAATTTCTTATGCTTCTGATATTGAAAACCTTGCAGAGTCTTGGTTGAAGTATTCTTCACCAGACAAGTTTGCTAGAATATATCTGGAGGAGTTTGATCAGATACAGAGGTTCTGTGAGTATTTGCGTATGACCCCAACTGCCACAAAATACAGGGCAGACTTTGTAAAATTTATCAAAGAGTATGACGGACGCCGGGATAAAAACTTTAGCGAAACTTTTGTAGAATTTGCACATTTATTAGAGGATTGGGATGAGTAAAGAATTTGATTTGATAAAGTATCGACAAGACATCCTTGATACAAAGTCAAAAAGTTTCTGTGGTGCGAAGTGGTATAACGCCACTACTTGGTTGGGAAGTGGAACTACTGCTTCTTGTCACCACCCACCAGCACACAAGATTCCACTGGAAGAAATCAAAGTAGACCCGTCTGCGATTCACAACACCCGTCATAAGAAAGCAATGCGTAAGATGATGCAACGTGGTGAACGTCCACGGGAGTGCGAGTATTGTTGGAAGGTCGAGGACATGGAGACTGATGCGGTCTCTGATAGAGTGTTCAAGTCTATCATCTATACAAATGAAGATTTGAAGAAAGCGCACGAGATGGATCACAACGAAAGTGTTGATCTAAAAACATTTGAGATTGCGTTTGATAGGACATGTCAGTTGGCTTGTTCTTATTGTAACGCATCGTTCTCTACAACGTGGGCGAAGGATATTACAAAGAACGGTGCCTATCAGAACATGGTGTCTGATGGTGCTGCTGCGTTTCAACAAGATGGTGCGTGGGCAGAACCATATGCAAAGGATGAAGAAAATCCATACATCAAAGCATTTTGGGATTGGTGGGAAGAAGGACTCTCTGAGAGTTTAGAAGAGCTGCGTATTACTGGTGGAGAACCATTGATGTCCAATCAGGTGTGGAAATTGTTTGATTGGTTCAACAACAATGACAGTGATATGAGATTTGCAATCAATTCAAATCTGATGGCAAAAGACAGTCTTATTGATAAACTGATTGAGAAAAGTGAGGGCATTGATAATCTTCACATATACACATCTTGCGAGGCAACTGGATTACAGGCAGATTATATTCGTGACGGACTTCATTATGATACATGGAAAAAGAACATGTATAAAGTCATGGACTATGGTAATCTAAAAGGTTTGAACATAATGATGACAATCAATAGTCTCTGTCTTTTCAGTATTACAGAATTTCTTGATGACGTATATAAGATGAAGATTCATACTGGAACAAAGGCTCCTGTTGTTAGTGTAAATCTGTTGCGGTTCCCAAGTTTCCAATCACCTCTTGCACTACCAGATCATATCAAAGATTACTTGCGAGAGAAATTAGAAACGTGGTATAATGAAGTAAAGGATCAACCACTATGGCATGATTTTGAAAAGGCAAGTATTGAAAGATTGATTGACTATCTTATAACAGTTGATGCACCTCATAGACGAACCAGTGACAAGACAACTTTGTGGAGAGACTTCAAAACATTTTATGCACAGTATGATGAAAGACGAAACTTGTCTCTGGGTGTGTTTCCAAAAATCTTAACTGATTGGGTTGATACTATACCAGACACAGAAACTATTCCCGTGAGTCTTGTTGATGGTGATAGCACCAAACAGTATGCAGATGATCCAGACTTGAAAAAGATTGCAGATGAAGAAGGATGGGTATTGAAACCAGATAATAAAAACATAGATATACCTCTTGGAGATTATGACAAATGAAAATCTTAATCTTTGGACTGCCTGGCTCAGGTAAGACTACTCTAGCAAGAGAGTTATCGTATCACTTTTTGTTACCTCACCATAATGCTGATGTATACAGAGAGAGATTTATTGATTGGGATTTCTCACATAGAGGCCGAGAACGTCAAGCGCTTCGTATGTCACAACAGTGGGGAATCTTAGATTTTGTTTGTCCTACAAACGAGTTCCGAGAAATAGTAAATCCAGACTACACTATCTTTATGAACACGATACATGAAGGTAGATTTGAGGATACAAACAAAGTATTTGAACAACCTATATCGTGTGATTGTGAGATAAAAAAATGGATAGAACCAAACCAACTACGCAACTCCTTGGCAGATTTCAACCGTGGCATAGAGGGCATACAGAACTTTTTGAAAGAGCGATTGAACATACTGGCCAAGTAGTTATCATGTTACGGGAAACGGAAGAAAGTGAAACCGACCCATTGACTTTTGATGAACGAAAATCTATTATTATAAGACACCTAGCAGAACGAGGATATGAACACAAGATACTATATGAGATTATCAGTGTTCCAAATATCACCCATATTACATATGGCAGAAATGTTGGTTACAAAATAGAAAAAGAAGAACTTGGAGAAGAATTGGAAAAGATATCTGGCACAGAAGAAAGAACTACTTTTTCTACGTTGCGTGATTACTGGACAAAGGGTGGACGCCACCACCCATGAAGTATTTTTGTGCAGCACCGTGGACTCATACATACGTTTCCCCACAAGGTGAACGTAGACTTTGTTGTGCTAGCAGAGAAGAAGCATCTTTCCAAAAACAGTATATTGATAGTGGAACCGCAGAGGGAAAGTTTGAACCAGTATCATTAGAGAAACATTGGAATAGTGACTATATGAAAGACATTCGCAAGAGGATGTTGAACGGAGAAAAACTATCGCAGTGTGATGTGTGCAACGATCAGATATTGAACTTACACACATATAGAAAATATTTTACTGAGACACTATTCCCACATAAGATTGATGATCTTGTTGCAAATACTAGAGAAGATGGACACTATGATCCGATGCCCATCTCTTATGATTATCGCATATCTAACCTATGTAACTTCAAGTGCCGCATGTGTGGTGAACAATTGTCTTCTAGTTGGGAAACAGAAAAAAAGAAACATGATCTCATTGATGTAAAACAAGAACCGTGGTTAGAACCGAATACAAGAAAGTCTATTTCTAAATTTCAAGTAGAAGTGTTAGAAGAAGAACTTCAACGTGCTGTTGATAACAAAACGATTGAGGAAATTTATTGGGTTGGTGGTGAACCACTGATGTTTGAACGTCACTGGACTATCATGCAACAACTGGTTGACAATGGACATGCAAAGAATGTAACGGTTCGATATAATACAAATCTGAGTCGAGTCAAATATAAAGACTACAATCTGTGGGACATGTTACCACACTTCAAGAATGTAAACATATGTGCCAGTATTGATGGCGCCTATGAGGTAGGTGAGTTCATCCGTGATGGGTTGAAGTGGGACGAGTGGATACAGAACTTTGAGTCTGGTATGTTTCTTATAGACCAGTTTGGTGATGATGCGATGGTGTTCGATGTAACTCTTACAACGCCAGGCCTACTTCACTTGAAAGACCTTTTTGATGTGGCATGGGAACTTGATGTAAAATCATACTTCAAGTTCACTTTTGCATTTGATCCGTCTGTTGTAATGAGTCCGATGTGTTTACCAAAGAGTGTATCTAAACCACTGTGTGAAGATATGATATCATACTTTGAAAAGAAGAAGACATGGAAGAATAGAGTATACATAGAATCTTTGAAGAACTTGATAAATAGGAAATCCTTTGATGAAGAATGGCCTGATACATATAGTGATGCGTTAAAACGTGGAAAAGAATTCCAACAATTTTTAGATAAAATAAGAAATACAAAATTAACTTTTGAGGACACTCTCTATGGTAATGCCTTGGAGTGGTGGAATAATATATGAGTGATACTTTTTGCCCATTGCCGTGGAACCACTTAGCAACACACCCACATGGTGTTTGCACTCTCTGTTGTGAGTCTGAACAGACTGATGGGATGTCTCAAGCATTTAATGATACTGTGCCAAGAACTTTGATATCACTTCAGAATGTAGATGACTTTGAAGAAATTACAAACTCGGATAGTTTCAGTCGTGTAAGAAAACAAATGTTGAACGGCGAAAAACCTGATGAGTGCCGAAAGTGTTGGGACTTGGAGAGTGTTGGTGTTCATAGTAAAAGATATTATGAAAGTCGGCGTGTTCCGATGGATATTGAACATGCAAGAAAAATTACAAATGAAGATGGCACACTAAATGAAGTTGAGTATGAATTTGTTGAACTGAGACTAGGCAATCATTGTAACGTTCAATGTCGAACATGTAATCCATACTCAAGTTCTCGGTGGAACAAAGAGTGGGATGTTATCTATCCAGAGAGACCAGCACTACCAAACATGATGGTGCAGAGTAATTTCAACTGGCCTTTAGATCAGGGTTTCTGGGACAAACTTATCAAACGATGTGACAAACTGAAAGTGTTATATATCAACGGTGGAGAACCATTCATTGTTGACAAACACATGGACTTCCTTTCTACACTTGTTGAACGTGGGTTGTCAAAGAACGTTGAGATTGTTTATTCTACTAACTGCACTGTTATAAACAAAAATTACGAAGACGTATGGAAAAACTTTAAACACATTCAGTTTATGTTGTCGATTGATGATGTTGGTGAAAGAAACGCTTACATAAGAACATATACAAAGTGGGAAAAGGTATTGGAGTTTGTTGATTGGATGATGAGTATGTCCGCTCGATTCAAAAACATTGATTATAATATCTTACAGACAGTTTCTACATATAACGTTTATTACATACCAGAATTTTATGACTTCTTCAAGGACAAGGTGCCTTTGATAGGACATCCACTAGAAGATGACTCTTTGCACATTGGACATAACTTTGTAAATGATCCAGAACACTTTGATTGTAGAATACTTCCTAGAGAAGTTAAAGATATAATTATAAAAAGATTGGAGGGGTATCAGGGATACAATGATATCAAAAATTATTTCAGTGTTGATGGTGAAAGTAGGTGGGGTGGTGCCGTTCATGGCAGTATGAAAACTTTCTTTGAGAAGACTCGTGCGATGGACAGTCTTAGAAACCAATCTTTTGAGGAGACCTTTCCTGAGTTGTATGAACTGGTGAAGGAATATGAGTAAAAAGGTTAGTGACCCCATCAAACTAAAAATCAAGAACGACAACCTTTGTATCATACCTTGGGTTCATTTGCACACATGGCCAAATGGATCAACATACCCCTGTTGTATGACCCCAATGGAACATATCGCTGGTGACTTGAACAAACAGTCAGTAGAGGAGATATACAACAGCGATTTGATCAAGAAGCTTCGTTTGGAGATGTTGGACAACAAGAGACCAGAGAGTTGTTCTCGTTGTTACGTTCAAGAAGATTGCGGCGCACATTCGTTTCGTATGAGTGCAAACAGAGACTTCAATGGACATGAAGACTTAGTAGACTCCACCAATCCAGATGGTTCAGTTGATGAGACTCGGTTGGTGTATTGGGATTTTCGTTTTTCTAACATTTGCAATTTCAAATGCCGAAGTTGTGGCCCACAGTTGAGCACTGGTTGGTATGGTGATACAAAGAAGATTGCAGAGATGGAAACTGGTGAGAAGTTTTTACCCAAAGATATCCCCGCTCAAGTTCATTTTGATTTGTGGGAACAGATACAACCATACTTTGATGATGTAGAAATTATCTACTTTGCCGGTGGAGAACCTTTGATCATGGAGGAACACTATCGTATCTTGAAAAAACTTGATGAGATGGGAAGACATGATGTTGAGATAAGATATAATACTAACTTCAGTGAGATGCGATACAAAGACTTGCACGTTCTGGAATACTGGCCCAAGTTTAAGAATGTTAGTGTTGGTGCTAGTATTGATGGCATGTTTGAACAGGGCGAACTTATTAGAAGTGGATTCAAGTGGGATCAGTTTGTTAGTAATAGAAGACAGATGCAAGAACTGTGTCCTCATGTTGACTTTTATGTAAACTGCACTGTTAGTGTTCAGAATGCTTATCATGTTATCGACTTCCATCACAAACTTGATGAACTTGGTTTGATTGATGGTTTGGATAAGTTTCATGTGAATCCTGTCATGGAACCGCCGCACCTAAGTCTTCCTGTTTTGTTAGACAGTATGAAACGGGAGTTGTCTGATACATATGATGAACATGTTATATTGTTAGAGTCCCGTGGATTTCATGCTGTTGCAAATGATTTCAAATCTCTGCGTGATTTTATGAACTCCGAAAACAAACAAGACTTGATACCAGTATTCTTGTCAAAAATGCAGACCCTTGATATAATCAGAAACGAGAACTTTTTTAGAACCTTTCCCGAACTGGAGGCTCTTGTGCATGAAAAAATATGAGGATATTAGGAGCATGTCTAAGGAGTGGGATTTCCACGAACTAACTGAGATGCTCCCTCAAAGTGGATTTCTATTAGAAGTAGGTTCCTTTTTAGGAAAGTCTGCGGTATGTTGGGCTAAGACTTTTGAGGATCAAAATAAAGTTTGGGACATACACACTGTAGATGTGTTTTTGGGTATAACTGATCCAAGAAAAATGTCTGACATGCAATTTAATTCGGAAGACGAGAGAAAATCTTTCATAAATTACATGGATCAGTTTGTCATGTCAGGGGAAGAACAATTGAAAGAGTTTCAAGAGAATATTTCTGGTTGGGGAAATATAACTTGGCAAAAAAAATATGTTGACGGCAACTATGTTCCCCCCAAAAAACCAGATGCCATGTTTTATGATGGTGGACATACTTATGATAACATGAAATCAATTTTTAATGTTCTTGGGGATATTCCTTTCATCTTTGTAGACGATTGCACCGATAGATTCCCAGAAACACTTCAAGTCATAGAAGAATTAGACAGACCCTTTGAAATTAAAAACGGTATGGGAGTTATTTGTGGATAAGATTTGTATTCTGCCTTGGATTCATACTGAATTTACAACAGAGGGAACCGCAAAACCCTGTTGTTTATATCGTGGCGATCCTATGGGTAACTTGAAAGAGGAGAGTCTTCTTGATATATGGCACGGAGAGAAGTATAATGATCTCCGCCAACAATTTCTTGATGGAAAACAACCAAAGGGTTGTGCCATGTGCTGGCAGAACGAAGATGCTGGATACAAGTCAAAGAGATTACAGGACAACGAGAAATTTATTTCTCACTGGCAAAAAACACAAGAGAACGTTCCCTCGCCCCCAGTTTACCTTGACTTGAAGTTCGGCACCCTTTGTAATCTCAAGTGTCGATCATGCGGTAGTGTCAATTCATCTAGTTGGAAAACGGATGAAAAATTAATTTATGGTAGAGTCCTTGATAACAAAGATGCTCTGTGGGTCAAAAAGAATCCAGACATCTGGGACGAACTTGATAAGATCATGCACACCGTAGAACATATGGATTTCACTGGTGGTGAACCATTTATGATAGAACAACACTTTGACTTGTTAAGACATGCGGTAGAGTCTGGATATGCGAAGAACATTTCTATTCATTATAACACAAACGGAACGATACGACCACCGAAAGAAATTTTTGATCTGTGGAAAGAGTTCAAGCATTGTGAAGTGATGTTCAGTATTGATGGGACATTCAAGAAATTTGAATACATTCGCAGTGGTGCAGTGTGGGATGAAGTGTGGGCCAACTTCAATCACTTCAAGTCCCATGAATTTTTGAGTATACAGATATGTCACACTGTTAGTATTTTCAATGCTTACTACCTTGAAGAATTTGTAAACCAGTTTGAGGGAACAAACATTTATTTCAATCTATTACACTTTCCTAGACAGTATTGTATTAGGAACATGCCAGATTACTGCAAAGAAAAGGTTCGTGAAAAAATTATAAATATTCCAAACGCTGATGCCATTGTGAATTTTATGATGCAAGAGGCAGAGTTTGATCATTTAGACCTTGGGTTTTTTCCAGTGACGGAAAAACTTGATAAGGTGAGAGAAGAAGACTACAGCAAAACGTTTGCTGAATTTTATGAGATATTGATAGATGGCGGAATCAGAAACAGACCTTGGGAGAATCCAGACCTTATTAGAGCGGGTTCTATTTGAGGTCGAATCTCTCAGAGATGAGATAAAAATAAAAAATATAAATCCCCAGACGTTCCGATCTGGGCCTCCTATTATCTGGTATGATAAACTTCCACCGATAGACTCTCAGCGAGCATCCGCCGGCGAGTGGAATCCAGCCAACATGCCGAAGAATACCCTTCATAGAAAAAACAACGTTGTTCATGGAACAACTGACATCCCATACTACTATGAAAAACTTGGACTGCCATTTGAGTGCAAAGACTTTCGTGAGTGGGATGAAACCTATGCGAATGAAAACAATCTTTACTTCATTGAGATGACTCAGGTTCACTTGGGTATGAACGGTATGTTTGAATACATTGACCCAGCAGTTCTTGAATTGGTTAGACGGTATAAAATGGGAATGGTGTGGTTCTTCCCCCACGAAGGATTTAGTTTTGATGCCTTGAGGTGCGCTAATGAAAAGGGATGGTTGGATAGACTTGTAGACCTTTTTATTGAATACGATATATGGCACGGACAACACTTTCTAGTATACAACGATCTACATGCAGCAGAAAACTTTGCTAGATGGAAACAAGCTAGACCAGACATTCCTTTCAAATTTAAAAAAGTGCTAGGATTTAATTTTTTCCATGAACACTACTGGAGAGAGTTTGTTGAAAGGACTTGTTGGAGATATAATCCAGTAAATGAAGACAAGGGATATCGTGAGTATCCTTCATTTGGTGATTGGCAATGTTCTATCTACCGTAATGCTTATATTCAAGTGGAAGATATGCCAAAAGAAGTTGTTGATAATGCACAACCACACGAATACGGTGGCCACCAATTGTCTTGGTTGGGCGAATATCAAGATATAAGACTTAATGAGATTCTTGATGTCATACCACCACCAGAGGCTAAGGATCGTGATTTACTTTGTCATAATGCAAGAGTAAGAAGTCACAGACCTGTTATTGTTTCTGAGTTGCACAGGTTGGGATATAATAATGATAATTCTTTTATTAGTTTTTTGGCTAGAGATCAGAATTTACTACATGTAAATAATTGGAAGGAACATTGTTTTGAATCAGCTGATATAAACCAATGGACTAATATAGTAAAAAATTCTTTTACCAATCTATTTAACTATGATGTCCAGAAAGAATATTTTTACAAATTTTGGCACAAACATGAAGTTATTCATACTGATAGAAACACACAGGAAGTAGATATGGATGATAGACTAATTCCTGTTGATCAATATGAAAGAAGTTTTTTTGCTTTGGTATCAGAAACTTTATTTGGTGACCCAGGCGATACTGATTGTTTACAGTTGACCGAAAAGATATACAAGGCAATAGCATACAAAATTCCTTTTATGGTTGTTGGGTCTGCTGGCACACTTCAAGAGTTGAGAGATCAGGGGTATGAAACTTTCCCTGAGATGTTTGATGAGTCATATGATAGTATGGTGAATCCTCGTAAAAGGATGCAGGCAATCATTGATAATCTTGAGAAGTGGAGGATGCAGACACAACAAGAAAAAAGGAGAGTCTACCAATCTGTCATACCTAAGATTTTTAGAAACTACCAGCATTTTCTTCAAGAGAATAATGTTAGAATAAAAGAGGGTAAGAAAGTATTTGAGGAACTAACTCTATGGACGTAAGGCATTTTAGTAATGGTGCAGACGTTAAATCTGGCAGTATGTTACTAACGGATTTTGAAAGAAGTTTTACATGCAAACTTCTCAGTGTTTTACCAGAAGATACTTGTCTCGTAAACACCACATGGTTGGGTGATGAGATCACATTGGATAAACTATCAAAGTGGGAAACGAATAAGAGAAGGGCTTTGTTATACTCTGGTATGGATTGGGAGAACACTACATGCACTCCGCAGAGTAAAACTGGTCACGATCATTTACACGATAGATTTGATTGCACAAATATCGGCAACGTTTCTGATGGTCACTACTTTAGTTTTTGGTTAGAATTCATATGTCAACATGCTTCTTATTTTTTTGATGGGGCATATTGTTTGAGACCGACAATAGAATACCATTACATGTGTTTGAATAACAAATGTAACGATCACAGGGCATTGTTGTTGAATTCTATATGGGAAGATGCGGAGATGTGGAACAAGGGAAACATTTCTGTATTGACCCCCGATGAACGATATACATTTGTAGGCCCGATTGTTTTGGATGAAGATAGACCCCCTCGTTTGTCGAACATGTTTCACGAGTGGGAAAAACTTTCTGATACACACATATCAAATGATATAATATCTTTGGGTGACCCTAATCACTGGAGAACTCACTTTGCTACTGTTGTTACGGAAAGTTGTCATCACTCAGATGTATTTCTTAGTGAAAAAATATTCAAACCATTGATAGGACTTAGACCATTTTTGGCAGTGGGAGATAGAAACTTATATCCCAAGTTGCGTGAGATGGGATTTGATACGTTTGATGATCTGTTCCCAAACGTAGGTAAAGATACGGGTGATTACACGAAACGGTGTGAGAACCTTGTTACTGATTTAAGAACTCTTTGTGACATGTCAATTTTTGACCTTGACAGTCTCTACAAATCAGTTTATAATAGGTTAGAGAAGAACAGAAATACAGTTTTGACATTGATGATGGCAAACAAGAAATGGATAGAGGATTTAAAGAAGTTATGAAAATAGGATTTATTGGATTTGGTAAATTAGGACAACCATGTGGTGAGGTTATTGCATCTAAGGGACACGATGTTGTTGCGTATGATGTAAGGGAAGTTGATACAAAAATTGAAATGCGGTCAACTATACAGGAGACTGTAGAGGACAGGGAGATTGTGTTTGTTGCAGTTCCTACTCCGCACGATCCAGCTTATGATGGCAGAGAACCGACATCACATCTACCCCCGAAAGATTTTGATTACGAAATTGTAAAACAAGTTTTGTCTGAAGCTGACAAACACATGAATAAAAATCAATTGTTGGTTCTTATAAGCACCGTGTTGCCTGGCACTGTTCGCAGAGAATTCATTCATCTAATAAACAATCCTAAGTTTGTATATAATCCATACTTGATTGCTATGGGAACTGTTGGATGGGATATGATAAATCCTGAGATGGTTATGATAGGAACAGAGAACGGTGAGACATCACCCGAAGCAGGATTCTTGAAATCCTTTTACGAATCCATTATGGAAAACAATCCACGTTATGTAATTGGAACGTGGGATGAGTGCGAGTGTATCAAAGTATTTTACAATACCTTTATCAGTGCCAAGATTGGTCTTGTAAACATGATACAGGATGTCGCAGAGAAACAAGGTAATATCAATGTTGACGTTGTTGCGAGAGCATTGAGAGATAGCACACAAAGAATCATGGGCCCTAGTTACATGAAGCCTGGTATGGGTGATGGCGGTGCATGTCATCCTAGAGATAATATCGCTCTACGATACATGGCACACAAGTTACACTTGGGGTATGACTTATTTGCAACTATCATGGATGCAAGAGACAAACAGGCTCTGAATATGGCGTATGCAATTCTAAATGAGGGACAAGATGTTTTCTTCACCTCTGATTCATACAAACCCCATGTTGATTATGTTGAGGGCAGTTATAGTTTACTAGTGCAGTATTTTGTTAGAGACCGTGGCGGAAACGTTGTAGATAAGATAGAAGACGCATCCGTTGTTGTTAAAGTCCACGAATCTGATTATATTGATCCTCAGTATGAAGGTGTTGTGTTTGATCCTTGGAGAACGCATCAAGGGATAAATACGATACACTACGGAAACACTAGGGATGTAGAGGCATGATCAAGAAAGTAATCAACTGGTTTAAGAAAAAGTATTGGGAATGGAAAACCAAAAAAGAAATAAAGAAAAAACTAGAGGAAATCAAAAAGCGTGACCCATTCATCTACGATTAATTGGGGTGTAAATGCTGGATACCATGATGCTGCTATATCGGTTGTTAAAAATGATACAATAGTTTTTGCTGGACATGCAGAAAGATATTCTCGTATAAAAAATGACAAACTTCTAAACAGCGGTCTAATACAGGATGCACTCAAGTGGGGAGAACCAGATAATATATACTGGTTTGAAAACCCCGTGTGGAAAGCTACCAGACGAATATTTGCTGGCCAGAACAAATGGTGGACAAACCCAAAAGATTATTTTACAATGGTGGGATATGAACCGCCTTGTAAGATAAAGTGGGGCAGTCATCACAAGAGTCATATGGCTGCTGGATACTACACTAGTCCGTTTAAAGAGTGCGCTACCCTTGTTATTGATGCTATTGGTGAGTGGACTACCATATCAATATGGAAGAATGAAAAACTGGTTTGGGATTGTTCTTACCCTCAGTCTTTGGGGTTATTCTATTCTGCTATGACAGATAGAGTAGGACTCAAACCAAACGAAGACGAATACATTCTCATGGGTATGTCTGCTTACGGAGACCCCAATAGATTCTACAAAGATATGCGAGAGACTTTACTTTGGCATAGAGAAAATTTTCACAGGGGATGTCGATGGTGGAGACCAGAACTCACTGAAGAAGATTACTTTGATGTTGCTGCTGCCACTCAAAGAATATATGAAAACGTATTTGAGGCTTTGTTACAAAAAACTCAAGAACTCACAAAGTCTGGTAATTTAGTTTTGATGGGTGGATGTGCTCTAAACTGTGTTGCGAATAGACTGATACCAAAGTATTTCAATGATTACTGGATCATGCCAAACCCAGGCGATGCAGGATCATCACTTGGGGCAGTGCTTGCAGGCACAAAACAAAAAGTAAAATTTAGATCACCGTTCTTGGGATATAACATACAGGGCAAATATCCCACTGATGATATCTTACAAGAGTTGTTGTTGAATAGTATCGTTGGTGTTGCATCTGGTTGTGCTGAGTTTGGGCCTCGTGCTTTGGGTAATCGTTCTTTATTAGCAGACCCCAGAGGCGAGTATATGAAATCCAGAGTCAATGCGATAAAACAAAGACAGGAATTTAGACCATTTGCACCTGTTATTAGACAAGAAGATGCTGCAAATTATTTTGAAGTATCAGAGGAATTCACATCACCTTACATGCAAGAAGTTGTTGTTTGCAGACAACCAGAAGAATACCCAGCCATAGTCCACAAGGATGGAACAAGTAGAGTCCAAACTGTAAAACGTAATGAACACCAAGGACTGTATGACTTGTTGACCAAGTGGAAGAAGGAAACGGGGTGTCCCATGTTGTTGAATACTAGTCTGAATATCAAAGGCGATCCCATAGTAAATGGACATCACGATGCAAAAGAATTTGAATCGAAGTATGGTGTCAAAGTATGTTGTTAAAGTGGAAAGATGGAACTGTTGTAGACGTAGACCTTCTTCATTTCTACGGGTGTTCTTTCACTGCTGGTCAAGAATTACTAGACCATACTGGTGATCAATTCACCCCTCAAGAAAAAGAACTGAAAGAGAAACATCTGTCTTGGGCCGCAAAATTATCTAATCTATTAGAACTTCCATTTGATAATCATGCCAGTGCTGGTAATTCTATGGACAACATGCGTTCACAGTTTTATCACGATGCAATTACTGGCGTTATCAAACCAGGCCATGCTGTTGTAATCGGAACCACTGGTTATTTCAGAGAGACTAGATTTCATCCCGTTGATGATAATTGGTCTTGGGGTGGATTTTTCAAAGATAACAAGGTTTTTCATCCAGATGATTATGGCCGTGCTTTTGGTAGGGTTACTAGCAGTTGGTCTTCATATCATGGTGATGATGATTTCGCTCAAAAATATCTCAAAGAAAAACCACCATATATTTTTCTCTATGAATACATGAATATTTGTAGGGATATGTTGTATATTGCACAGAGATTTGATATACCAATATTCTTTGTGCAGATTCTTGAACCCGTATCAGTATCTTACTTTTTAGATGAATATGTGATGGTTCATTTTGGTTTGTTCCCCCCAGATCACGCAAAAACTAAACCTAAAGCGAAAAAAAACTACGAATATATGGATTCTTTGCGCCATATGGAAGAAGAAATACATAAGTATATTATAGGCGGGGACTCCGATTTAGAGGCCGAACTTTACAAGTCTCGTGGTTCTAGGTATGGTAAACTGTATCCAGTTATGAACGATTTTTGTAGTAAAGGAACTGAAGACAGATTGCCTGGCGGACACCCAAAACAACACATTCACGATAACTGGGCTAAATTTATTGCCGAAAAGATAGAAGTAATATGAGTAACGTAATAAAATTTCCAAAAAAACGAGTATCTGAACCAACGGGATATAGAATTAATCTCTATACAGAGGATGACATAGCAATTGTTCTCACTTGTCTCAATTTATCTGATGACATGGATGACCAAAAGAAATGGGTTCGTAAAGACCTTAGAACAATGGAACCAGAACATGCAATCAATAAGATGAAGGATTGTCTTGAAAGTCCTCTGTTATCAGACATCTGTAAGAAGAACATTTGTAGGATAATTAATTCAGTAGAAGTGCTTCCATTGTCCAAACTCTACGCCGAATTTTCATAAATACTTGTAATGATAAAGCACTTAGAAGAAAATAACACAAGTTATTTTTCCCATCTAATTAGGGCCTGGACTTGTTCAGTTGCCCTTCTCATTCACGGTGTTCTACCGTGGGTTCTCACTGACTACGCTTCAAAAAAACTAAAGGAGGATAATTCCACTTAACACACGCCAGCATAAAATTAACCAACAGAAGGAACGATCATGCCAAAGCGTAAATCTAATCTTCAACTCATACCAGACCAAACTCAAAGGGGTAATGGAGGTAGCGGAACGTTGAAGATGCGTATTGATGATTTGATTACGATAGATGCTATGACAGAGACACAGGGCCAGTTTTTCTCAGAATATTCTGGTTCTAAAGCGATGATACTCCACGGTGCAGCAGGAACAGGAAAGACATTTATTGCACTATACAAAGCACTGGAAGAAGTGCTGATGAAGGGCGGGTTTTACAAGAAAGTGATTATTGTAAGATCGGCAGTCCCTTCCAGAGAAATAGGACATTTGCCCGGCGATCAAGCTGATAAGTCCGAGGTATATAAAACGCCATATATAGAGATGTGCGAAGAACTATTTCCCACAAAACAAGTGCCGTATCAACGGCTAGTAGAACAAAAACACCTAGACTTTATGATCACCTCGTTTGTTCGTGGCTTGACACTAGACAATACTATTGTTATAGTGGATGAGTGCCAGAACATGAACGACATGGAACTCAACTCTATTATGACCAGAGTTGGAGTAAACAGTAAGATCATATTTGCAGGAGATTTTCGTCAAACAGACCTATATAAAAGAGGAGATGTCTCTGGTCTGAAGAAGTTTATGACAATTGCTGATAATATGCCTTCATTTAAAACATTTGAGTTTGATACAGATGATATCGTAAGAAGTGATTTGGTTAGAGAATATCTAGTCGCTAGGATGAAATACGAGGACGAAGTAGCCTAAGGAGATAAGACATGAATAACTGCCAATGTTGTAAGTGTTGTTCTTGCGATTGTTGTTAAATATCGCTTGACATTTGCTTATAAGTATAGTATTATAGCTCATTAATTGTAGGTTTTTAGTATGTTTAATCATGTAACGGGGATTGAGTTCCCCACCTTAGTCCGTGAAAACTTTGAAGGGAAGCGGATGTATAAAACCGAGGGTGGTGATAGATTTCCGTCTGTCACCACCGTTCTCGGCCACAAATCTAAACCCGCTATCAAAGCATGGCGAAAGAAGGTCGGTGCTGAAACTGCGAACAAAATCAGTAAACAGGCATCTGTGCGTGGAACAAAAATTCATTCATTGTGTGAAGATTATGTCAACAATGAAGAACTAGATTTTGACAAATTATCCTTTGTTGAAGTTGATATGTTCAATCAAATGAAACCGTTGATTGATCGAATTGATAACATTCATTGTGTAGAACAGTTTCTATACAGTGAACATCTCCGTCTTGCCGGTCAGGCAGACTGCATTGCTGAGTTTGATGGTAGACTTTCTATCATTGATTTTAAGACATCAGCAAAACTCAAAAAGAAATCATATATCAAGAATTACTTTGCTCAGTGTGCTGCGTATGCAATCATGTTTGAGGAAAGAACTGGTATTCCGATTGATACCTCAGTGATTATTATTGGTGTTCAGGCAGAAGAATCTCAACTTTTTGTCGAAAAACGTGATAATTACACAGAATATCTGCTAGAATGTCGTGATTTATACGAAGAACAGGTATTGACATCTGCTGCCTAGTGTGGTATTATAAATACATAATCGGTCGTTGAAGTGGACTGAAAGGTTGTAGGACGGGAGTGCGATTCTCCCCACCTCCACCATAAGGCCATCCATGATAACTGAACAAGCCATGGGTGGTTTTATGATGGGGGTGAACAGGTTCGACTGCGATTGTATAGGATAAACCGAGACTGATTGACTGGCAAAGCGCCACCTAAAGTAAACGCAAACGATGACGTTTATGCTCTAGCCGCTTAAGGCTAGTGGGGTATGGGCTCCACCTTATTATCCAACGGGCCCCTTACAATAGAAAGGAGAAATCGAATGGATGTCCAAGAGATTTTAACTTATGTAATTGGAAGTTTGTTATTACTAGTCCCAGCGACTAGTGACCCTAGACCACCTCTACAAGAAGTTGTGGTAGAGGCTGAGAAAAGAGTGATTTTGAATAAACAGGATGTTGCTTGTTTATCCAAGAATATTTATTTTGAAGCCCGTGGTGAGGATACTGAGGGACAGATTGCGGTAGCGCATGTCACTTTGAATAGAGTTGAACATAAAAACTTCCCGAATACTATTTGTGAAGTTGTTCATCAAGCAAAAGTATGGGATGGTCATCCTGTCAGATATAAATGCCAGTTTTCTTGGTATTGTGATGGTAAGTCTGATGAGATACACGATTGGCGTTCTTATCATGCAATAACCGAAGTCGCCATGGGGGTGTTGTTGGGTGATATTAAAGATAACACAGGCGGTTCGACATTCTATCATGCAAATTATGTCAAACCAGATTGGTCTAACCACATGGCAGTTGCGGTAATACATGATAAACACATATTCTACAGGATGCGTTAGTGTCAACACATAATTTTATCGTTACTGGTGGATGTGGTTTTATAGGTTCACACCTCACAGAAGCATTGATACTACACGAACAAAATGTTCTTGTTATTGATGATATGAGTAAAGGTAAATACAAGATACCTCACAAAAATGTGTCGTATCTTCATCAAGATGTGGCGGATGTATTTCCTACTGGTCAGTTTGATGCTATATTTCATCTGGCTGCAACTCCACGAGTAAGGATGTCTCAGGAACAACCCCACCAGACAATCAAGAATAATATGAATACCACTCTTACGGTATGTGAGTGGGCTAGACAGTTGCGGATACCTATATTCTTTGCCGCATCGTCTAGCACACAGTTCTCATCTAAGAAGTCAAATCCATATACTTTTAGTAAGAGTATGTCAGAAGACATATTAGAATTGTATTCTAGGCTTTACAAAGTCCACTATCATATGTTATACTTCTATAATGTATACGGGCCACGAGAAGCAGACTACGGAGAATATAGCACCGTGGTAAGAGCTTTCAAAAAATGCGTTGAGAATGATGTTCCCCTCAGAGTATTTGGAAGTGGTAAAAAAGAAAGGGACTTCACTCACATATATGATGTAATTGACGGCATATTGAAACTGTTAAGTGAAAAAAAGAAACCCCAACACATTCATTTGGGTAGGGGTAATCCAACTAGTGTATTAGATGTTGCAAAGGCATTTGGTCACCCTATGGTTCACGAGTTTGATAAGCCGGGCGAAGCTGAAATGACTTATTGTGAGAAACCGTTTTATGATTGTGAATATGATGTTGTTCGATATATCAAAGAATGGAAAGAAGAATTTTTAAGATCAACTGTGGAACAACAATTGAAAGAAGTGGATGAAAAACATGCCAAAATCTGAAAAAGAAAAAGTATCGTCTGATGAGTTCTTGATAACTAATCAACAATTTTCCAGTGCTACAGAGTTCTCTCAGCACATAGAACGCAAAGCAAGTATAGGACAGAATTATATTGATGTCTTGACCGACTACTGTGTTCGTAATGAAGTAGAGATTGAAAGTGTCAAGAAACTATTGACCCCATCGCTCAAGGAGAAGATTGCTGCTGAGGCACAGAACCTAAATCTGTTGAAAGTCAAGGCTGCACCTAAACTGCCGATATGATAGAACCCTTTGAGGTCTACCGTCTTTATCTTGCAATCAAATTACACTTCACAACTAAGAACTATGATATCGTAAAATACCGATTCAAGGTTCGGGTGAAGGAAGAAACTTTTCGCAAACGTAAAGACATGGTATCAATCAAGAAACTTGCTCGGGACTACTCTCGTGACGAGATCATAAACTTCCTTGTTGCCAACTTTGTGTCTGGAGAGAAGTGGGGTGGACTTTTCGATGTCGATGCCGCCAGAAGATATGAAGAATGGCAGAACAGGAAAGTCAAACGAGAATACCAGTTTCAACAGGATGTTGATAGAATAATCCTTGAGATGGAAAAAGAAAACATTATCAATCCATTTGTCGAAAAAAATTCAAAACACCCCTTGACATTTAGGTTGTTCTTTGGTAATATTATTAATATAGAGACAATGACAATATTGGATAAGATATTTGATTTTGTCGATACGAATACAAATGACATACTACTGGAAGACGCTTGTATGTGTATACAGAAGTATCGTCCGTTTGTAAAGGTGACAGACAAAATGATGTCTGTTTCAGACCCACTCAAAAGTGTTATAAATAGGAAGATACATCAATGAGTAAGTCTAATAACTCCAGACGGTCTAACCAGAAGGAGCGTATGCGTAGAGTCGGTGAAGACAAAACACGGCTTGACAAATACAAACACTTGTTGTATGATGAAGATGTATATGATAGTGATGAGTTTCACGAGTCACTAACTGCAAAATCAAAAATACAAAGTAAAATTAAACCCGAATAAATTGCAAATAAAGGAGCATAATATGTCTGCAAATTCTCTCTCTGAACTCCGTAAGAGTCGTGGCAACTTTGATACTTTGCTTAAGCAAGTAGAGAAGATGTCAACCACCACTACAGAATCCAATGATACCGGCAAAGAGTGGAAACTCTCTGTTGATAAGGCTGGAAATGGTTCTGCCGTAATTCGTTTCCTTCCCCCTTCCAAGGGTGAGGAGTCTTATTGGGTGCGTCTTTGGACACACGGTTTCCAAGGCCCCACTGGTAAGTGGTATATCGAAAACTCTCTTACTACTCTGAACCAACCTGATCCCGTTTCGGAACTGAACACTCAGCTCTGGAATACAGGTGCGGATGCTGATAAGGAGACTGCTCGTAAACAGAAGCGCCGTCTTTCTTATTACTCTAACATTCTTGTTGTGAGTGATCCTGCCAACCCAGAAAACGAAGGTAAAGTTTTCTTGTATCGGTATGGTCAGAAAATCTTTGAAATGATTCAAGATGTAATCAAACCAGAACTGCCAACAGAAGACCCGATCAATCCGTTTGATCCGTGGGAAGGTGTTGACTTTGCACTGGTTGCTAGGAATGTCGCTGGTTATCGTAACTACGACAAGTCTAAGTTTGGTTCCAAGGTTCGTCCTATCGCCGACTCAGATGAAGCGATTGATGAACTCTGGGGGCAACAACAGTCCCTTAATGAGATCGTTGATCCTAGTCAGTTCAAATCTTATGATGAACTCAAAGCAAAACTTGAAATGGTTTTGAAGGGCAGTGTTGCGGCGTCAATGCCTGCTGCTGCTCAAACTGGTGATGTCGAGGATGATATCTTTATCAACGAGTCTACTGCAACTCCCGAAGTTTCAGCGGATTCTGGAGATGACGAAGATGCAATGTCTTACTTCTCCCGACTTGCTGATGACTAAAATATTTTAGTCTTTAGAGAGGGCGCCATAAATAGTGGCGCCCTTTTTTTATCTATAATATGATTCATGCAAGGTTTAATTTTTGGCGGACAGCTTGAGGACTTGGGATTAGAATTTGATCCCTCGTTAGTCAGTATTCGTAGGTCATCTGGTGGACACAAAATCGCCACGTTCCTCAGAAGACACGGTTACGATATTGATGTCGTTGACTATGTTCACAGGTGGAGCATAGAACAACTTAAAGCATTCATTGAATATAAGGTCACCGATGACTGTCTATTCTTTGGATTTGGTTCCACGTTTTTTCTAAACACACCCACCGTTCTTGAATTAGTAAAATGGTTGAAGGAACGGTATCCACATATACCCCTTGTTGCAGGCAGTCAGAACCACTCCATGATGGAATTACAAATGGATTGGTATATCTACGGGTATGGAGAAAATGCCATACTTGCCTTGTTAGATCATTTCAAGGGTGGGCCAGAACCTATCCACAGTGGCAGAATGATAAACTGCTACGTCAACTACAAATCTTTTCCACAAGACGATCTTACAGTATCCTACCGTGATGATGACTTCATACAACCAAGAGAAATACTGTTACTAGAGTTTGCTCGTGGGTGTAAGTTCAAATGTAAGTTCTGTAGTTTCCCTGTCCTTGGAGTCAAAGGTGATTACTCACGCACCGCACAGAGCGTCTATGATGAGATGTTGCGTAATTACGACAAGTGGGGAACAGAACATTATATTGTCCTAGATGAAACGTTCAATGATAGTAGCGAGAAGATTGAGAAGTTTGCCAGTGTCATAGAGAAACTGCCATTCACACCAAAGATGACGGCGTATATTCGTGCAGACTTGATTACTACCAGAAAAAGAGATTGGGACAATCTGATCAAAATGGGTATCACCTCACACTTTTATGGTGTCGAGTCGTTGAACCACAAGTCTGCCAAGTCTATCGGCAAGGGTATGGACAGCGGTAGGATCAAAGAAGGATTGTTGGAAGTTGATGAATACTTTCGTAGTGCAGGACACTATAAAGGACATATCTCATTGATCGCCGGACTGCCACACGAGACTGTGGACAGTCTGAGGGACACTGGCAAGTGGTTATCGTCTTACTGGAACCAGAACAGTTATCATATGAATGTGTTGATGATAAAAGACTTGGAGAAGAATACAGAAACACTGAACCACAATTCAGAGTTTGATAAGAACTGGTTTGACTATGGATATCGTAGAGACATCATTCCGCTGGATGACATTGATTGGTCAAAGAGTAGAAACCCATATTACAAAACATTATATGATTATGTTCGATCTACTGGATACTATTTGTTCTGGAGAAATGAACACACGAATCTACAGGAAGTGATGAGATTTTGTGCAGAGGAATTCAGTGACTATCAGGCAAAGAATCTGATTGATCCTTTCATGTATGATAAGTTTTTTATTGATCCAGAAGTTCAGTGGTCAGACTTTGCAACCAAGGTTCACATGGAAAGAAGAACGGATCACATTCTTAATCACATTGATACTTACATAGAAAAGAAATTAGACCAAGTGTTTAACGTTGTTGCCGATAAACAATAGTTCTGCGTTGTTGTTTGGTAGTGAAGTTTTTGGTGAAGTAACGTTTACACTTACCTCTGGTTGATATGGTAGAGTATTGTTTGATGCTCCAACCGCACCGGCCATTGCTTGTTGAATTTC